GGCCCCACGTCCCCTGTTACGGAGACATCCGCGAGCTCACGGCAGACCGACTTGCTGCCGATGGAATCGTCGTCAGCGCCATCTGCGGCGGGTTCCCCTGCCAGGACATCAGCCTTGCAGGCAAGGGTGCAGGCATCGAAGGGGAACGATCAGGATTATGGGGAGAGTACGCCCGACTTATTGGCGAACTACGACCCGAAGTCGTCATCGTGGAGAACGTCACAGCTTTGCTTGGACGGGGACTTTCAAGAGTTCTCGGAGACCTGGCCGCGCTCGGGTATGATGCGGAATGGCACTGCATACCGGCTTCCGCCGTTGGTGCGCCTCACCGCAGGGACCGCATCTGGATTGTGGCCCACCCCGCGCGGTTGTTCAGCGATGGCGGCGACAATAACACCGGAATCTGCATGGGCAGAGGGCAGGTTTCCGAACTTGGAAACGGTTGTGGGGCGGCGAATGTGGCCCACGCCCAACGCATCGGACTGTCGGGACAGGGGGAACTTGAGCAACCCAGCCATTCAGCGCCGCGTCTCACTTGGGAAACAATTAAACCTGTCGATGGTGGTTTCTCCGAAATCTGGCGCACTGAACCCGACGTGGGTCGAGTGGTTGCAAGGATTTCCTCTCGGATGGACGGAGACAGACTAGATGCCAATACCCCAAGCGAAAGCACAGCCCAAATCCTGTCAGCGTTGCGGTGCGAAGATGGATCGCAAGCGGTTCAATGGCCGACTAGAGGATTTGGGGGTATTCAAGAGGCGGAAATACTGTTCTCTATCGTGTGCGAACACCAAGGACCGCCCCGCCCACTGGGGAACGTATCACTGGCGGGCGCGAAAACACCGCAAGGGCCAGTGCGAGGCGTGTGGTTTGACGGATCAACTGCATGCCCATCATGTAGACGGGAAGCCGGTGAACAACGCACCAGAGAACATCCAGACACTCTGCGTGTTCTGTCACAACTTCTTGCATGCAACTGCGGATCGGCATGGTTGGACAGAACCGGGACGCCTTCCTTGTCTTCTCGGGTGGACCGCCTTAAAGGACTCGGAAACGCCGTAGTCCCTCAGATTCCCGAAATGATAGGCCGCGCCATCCTGGATGCGGAGAAAAAATTATCGCCCTGTGCTTGATTTGTTCCGGGAAAACGGGTAAAAGGCTGTAATCTGTATATTTCTATGAGCGCCTCACTGGGAAGCCGGTGGGGCGTTTGCCGTTCCCCAGCCAGAAAGCGAACCGTCCACACGCTCCAAACAGAGGGCGACGAGGCTTCACGGCTGGGGTCACTATTGGAGTTACGAATGAATGCGGACGCCAGAATGCAACGAGAAATGGTCGTCCCAGAAGGCGCAAAGGTGCAGCACATGCGCAATGTCGCATCGACCCGCGCCAATGTCGCATCAGTTTTGATTGCCATGGACAGGGATTCCACCGCCGAACTGCTGATGCCATGGGATGACGCCAAGCGCCTTGGGTTTGTTGGCTGAACATTTGAACAATTAGGAGACGCTTCATGAAGCGCATCATCACAGTATTGGCGCTGCTTCTGGTGGCGTCCACCGCGTTTGCCGGGGAAGTCATCTTTCGCCCCGGCGCGACGTTTACGATTGATTCAAACCCTTACGCCTCGACGGCGGCGACCACAGTGCCGACCTCGCAGATTCGCACGATTCGCGTTCTTTCGACCACCGACGTTTTCTTTAATGTCGGAGTGAGTCCGAACGCAAGCGCGGGCGTCACCCACATGTACGTCCCCGCCTTCACGCCTGAATATCTGAACATCGGCGCGGGCGAGCAGGTTGCGGTGTTCTCCGTGTCATCAAGCGGCACTGTGTACGTGACGGAGATGCTCCAGTAATGGCCATTATGGGCGGCAATATCCGGCGTGGTGGGTTGGTGCAGAAGTACCAGCTTTACCGTGGCGCTGGTGAGCCATCGGCCTATTACGACTACGCGGGCAGCGAAACATTAGACGACGCCGTTGTGCGTGGTGGCCCGCATACGTTCGAGCGTTCCAGTACGGCCAATTATTTCGACGCTGGTGGCGTTCTCCAGTCTGCCGCCATCAATGTTGCCAGGTTCAATTACGTTTATGACGGTTCAGTGTGGGTCAACAAGGGCCTGCTGGTGGAGGGGGAGAGTGCCAACAGCCTGACCTACAGCCGGGACTTTTCTAACGCGGCGTGGCTGCATACAGCCGCGGCGTCAGTGTCTTCCGGCGTCAGTGTCGTTGATGGTGCCACAAGAAACATTGTTCTGACTGACGACAGCGGTGCGGCGCGGCTTAACAAATACATAAATACATCCTGCCCTAACGACAGCAACGTGAACCTGTTTTCGCTAAGGGTTCCAAAGACCTCTGGTGCGAGCCACTTCCCGATGATGCAGGCGCTACTCACGGGGGGGACCGCACAGCAGGTGGTAGCCATTCTCGACACGGATACAGGTGTAGTCACCGCCATTACAGAGACAGGCACAGTCACCTCTCAGGCTGAAGACTTTGACGATCACTGGCTGTGGTGGTCAACAGTGCTGAATAATTCCACGGGCAACACCACCGCGCGTATGCTTTTGAACCCTGCTGGGTCTACCAACGGCACGACATTGGATAACGCAGCGACAGGATCGACTGCGATGGACTATGCCACGATTGAACTCAACACCTCCACCCCCACAACCCCCATAGAAACCGTCGCCAGCGCGGTGACGCGGACGGTGGATGACGTGACGCGGGCAACGACAAGCCTTCCTGGCACAATTCTGCTCAAGGGCCGCACTGCTCCATCAATCGGATCAACCGATCAGGTGGTTGCGCAGTGGGATGACGGAACCGAAGACAACCGTGTGACGGTGTTGCGCCGTGGCAGTTCCACGCAGGGCGAGATTGCCGTGCAGGTAGTGGACGGCGGTGCATCGCAGGCTGACTTTGACAGTGGTGCGACGATTGCCGATGACACGGATTTCGCGATTGCGTTGCGTATCTCTGCCAGCGACTTCGCTGCATCTCTGGATGGTGCTTCGGTTGCTACGGACGGCGCAGGCACACTGCCATCGGGCATCACGACATTTCGCGCCGGGGATAATGTGGCGAACACCAAGACGTGGGGCGGTTCTCTGGCTGTTGTGGGCGAATGGACTGCCGCTCTGTCAGACGACGCACTCGCGGGGTTGTCGTCATGAGAGTAGACCTCGCCTTTCCCAATCGTGCGGCGGCAAAGCAAGTCTTCGAGGCCCACGGCTTTGTGTTCGACACCACGGACGAGAACGGCAATCCGTTTGAACTGAAAACCGTGCGCCATCCAAATGGTTCGTTCCTGATGCTCCGCGCCCAAATCTTCGGACGCCCCACGCCTTCGGGTGAGGTGGACGAGGACGGGCTGCCCATCATGAACCCCGGCGCGGTCATGCGATCCCGCAAGGGTAGGGAATGGCACGTTGACGCCTACCTGACGGGCGATCTGATTGAGGTCACGGGATACGACGAAGACGAGAACCCGATCTGGGGCGGTGCCCTGCTGGACGCCCTGGCTGATTACATCGTCACGATCCCAGAGGGTACGCCCCCGGCGTTTGTTGTCGCAGGTGTTGGATAAACCGACCAAGTTTCGTTTTGAAACAGTCACATAGGAGCCAATCTCATGGCCGCTTCGGCAACCCCATCCAAGGGACCGAAAGGCGATAAAATGATGCGCGATGCTTTAATGGTCGCGCTGAAACGTCCTTCAACCCAAGACCCCGACCGAAAGAACTTCGCAATCATCGCAGAGCGTGTCGTTGACATGGCCCTGGGTGACGACCGCGAAATGATCAAGCTGATCTTTGAACGAGTGGACGGCAAGGCCATTCAGCCTGTTGAGGGGTCAGGGACTGACGGCGAATTTGTGTTCAGGTGGCTCGGTGGTTGAGATCGTCATCCCGTATGACCCACGGGAACACCAGGCCGAAGTCCACAAGGGGCTAGAGCGTTTCAACGTGCTGGTTTGTCACCGCCGCTTCGGCAAGACCGTTGCGATGGTGAACGAGCTGATTATGCGCGCGCTGAAGGACGGCAAGAAAGACGGGCGCTACGGTTACATTGCACCATTTTACAAGCAGGCCAAGACGGTCGCGTGGGACTATCTGAAGCATTACACGGACCCCATCCCCGGCAGGGTGTTCAACGAAAGTGAATTGCGCGTTGACTTCCTGGGTCAGCGTATCCGGCTCTTTGGCGGCGACAACCCGGACGCCTTGCGGGGTATCTATCTCGACGGCGTGATTTTGGACGAATATGCCGAGATGGACCCGAGGGTGTGGAGCGAGATCATCCGCCCCGCCTTGAGTGACCGCAAGGGCTGGGCGGTGTTCATCGGTACGCCGAAGGGCAAGAACGCCTTCTATGACATCTACCAACACGCCCTGAAGTCTGAGGGCTGGTTGGGCGCGATGTATAAGGCGTCTGAGACTGGGATTGTTGATGCCGCTGAACTTGTCGATGCAAGGGCGGTCATGACGCCTGACGAGTACGAGCAGGAATACGAATGCAGCTTTGAGGCCGCAATCAAGGGTGCTTACTACGGCCCACAGATGTCGCTTGCTACTGAACAGGGGCGCATCGGTTCGGTGCCGTATCAGTCAGAGTTTCCAGTCGATACGTTCTGGGACTTGGGCATTGATGACAGCACGGCCATTTGGTTCGTGCAGTACGCAGGCAAAGAAATCCACATTGTCGATTACTACGAGAACAACGGCGAGGCTTTAGCCCACTACGTCGGTGAGATTGAAAAGCGGGTGAACAAGAACGGTTGCCGGATGGGTGACTTGATACTGCCCCACGACGCCAAGCAGCGGGAACTGTCAACGGGACTGACCCGCCAGGAGACGCTGGAGAAGCTGGGCTGCAAGACGGTGATTGCTCCAAGTCAGTCCGTGGTTGATGGCATCAACGCGGCACGGCAGATCATGGGCCGTTGTTGGTGGGATGCTGAGAAGTGCGAACGGGGCATCGAGGCACTGAGGCAGTACGCCAAGGACTACGACAGCATTAACCGGACATTCCGCCAGAAGCCCCTGCACAACTGGGCATCACATGGGGCGGACGCATTCAGATACGGCGCTATCACGAAGATAGCAGCGAAGGCAAAGCGAACAGAGCGTTCGCTATCACCCAAGATTGCAATGGTATGAACAGAAGTTCGATCCTTGATGGATGCGTCATTGACCGGGGGTTTGACGACGACGATTGTCAGGATATGTGGCTGCGTTCAATCGCTGAACACGGCTGTATCCAACACGATCCGGTGGCTTGGACGGCAGAGGATTGCCTTTCAACGGAATACAAACACAGCAGGCTCCGCGCCTTGCTGCAAGATTTAATGGAGGATTGATGGCACGACCGACGAAGAAACCGGCTGAGATTGACGGTTCACCCGAACACCGCGCACTTGCTATGGCCCACGCAGTCAGCCTCATGGGTGACGCTGTGAAGCAGTACGGCCCTGTAGAGGCTGGTGACGTTGTGCTGACCCTTGCGAAACGATTTGAGGATTATATTGATGGCTGACCGCACCCCCGATAACAACGAAATCGGCTCCCTGCGCAAGATCATCCGCGACCACGACCGGCGGCTTGCTGCGCTTGAGGCTGCGTTGAATGAATTGCTGGTTGAACTCGATGACGAGAAAGAAGCAGCCTGATGAAGATGGACGAGCAGACGCTAAAGGCCATCCTGAAGGCCCATATTGCGTCCGCAGAAGGCTCACACCTCGCCGCTGGCACAAGCCTGTCAGACCAGCGCCAGAAGGCACTGGAATACTACCGTGGCGAGCCGTTCGGCAACGAGGTCGAAGGCCGGTCGTCTATTGTCTCGCGGGATGTGGCAGACACAGTGGAGTGGATGCTGCCCTCACTGCTTGAGATTTTCACGGCGGGTGACGACGTGGTGCGGTTTGATCCAGTCGGCTCTGAAGACGAGCGGATGGCAAAGCAGGCCACGGAATACTGTAACCATATCTTCACGAAAGAGAACGATGGCTTCCAGGTGCTCTACGACACCTTTAAGGACGCATTGCTCCAGAAGATGGGCATTGCAAAGGTCTGCTGGGAGTACCGTGAACACAAGACCGTCAAGCGGTACAAGGGTCTAACGGCTGAAGAACTTGCCAAGCTGGAGCAGGATGAAAGCCTGGAACTGGATGAGGTAACGGAGCGCGAAGAAGAAATCGCGATGCCCGACCCGCAGACGGGTCAGCTTATCCCGCAGATGGTTCCTGTCATGGATGCGCGTTTCATTCATACAGAGAAGCGTGGCGGGGTCCGTGTTGACAGCGTACCGCCTGAAGAATTTATGTTCTCACGCCGCGCGGTTAAACTAGAGGACGAAGCGGGCCACATGATTGTGCCGTTCGTCTGTCACCGGGTGAAGAAGACCCTTTCCGATCTGGTTGCGGAAGGCTACGACAAGAAGCTGCTGGCGGACATTCCTTCGTCTGATGACGGGGAATACAACCAAGAGCGCACAGAGCGGTTTGACGACGCTGACCTTGAGGGCATTGAGGTTGACAAGTCCATGCGGACCATTTGGCTGCATGAGTGTTACCTTCGTGTTGACATGGACGGCGACGGCATTGCAGAGACGCGGAAAGTTCTGGTAGGCGGCAACGGCCACACGATCCTTGATAACGAAGAGATTGACGAACAGCCCTTCACGGTCATCACTCCCGTACCGATGCCCCACACGCTGGTCGGTGACAGCATCGCAGACCAGGTGATGGACGTTCAGGAGTTGAAGTCCACGATCTGGCGTCAGCTTCTCGACAACATCTACAACGTCAACAATACGCGAAATGCGGTATCGAATAAGGTTGATCTTGATAGCCTGCTGAACAACGCCGTGGGCGGTGCGATTGTCGTTGATACGGAGCAGAACGATGTCAGCGGCCATATCGTCCCGCAGGTTACGCCCTCGATTGCCGGTCATATCTTCCCGATGCTGGAATATGCCGACCAGGTGAAAGAAAGCCGTGCCGGTGTGTCGAGGCTCAACCAGGGCGTGGACCCTGATGCGCTCAACAACACCGCATCAGGCACTGCTATGCTCATGTCGGCCTCGCAGCGCCGCATTATGCTGATTGCCCGTGTGTTCGCCCAGACGGGTGTTCGGGATATGTTCCGCAAGATTCTCCGCATGTCGGTGAAGTACCAAGACAAGCCCAAGATGATCCGCCTGCGCAACCAGTTGGTTGAGGTCGATCCGGCGTCATGGAACGCCCAGATGGACGTGACGGTGAATGTCGGGCTTGGGTATGGCAACCGTGAGCAACAGCTTGTGGCACGTCGTCAGATTCTTGACTTGCAAAAGTCGGCGGTTGAATTGCAGGGCGGTGTGAACGGCCCGATTATCTACGCCGACCATATTTCCCATGCGTTCAAGAAGTTCATCGAGGCCGCTGGCGAGCAACAGCCCGATGCCTATGTCATGGACGTTGACCCGGAGCAGGCCCGACAGCCCCCGCCTGAACCCGGCCCCGATCCTGAGATGCAGAAATTGCAGATGGACATGCAGACCAAGCAGGCCGAAATGCAGATGAAGGGCCAGCTTGAGCAGCAGAAGGCGCAGGTTGGCGTACAAGCCAAGCAGGCTGAACTTCAGATGAAGGCCCAGGCCGAGGAACGTAAGGCCCAGCTTGAAATCCAGAAGATGCAGCTCGAATATAAGAAACTTGAGATGGAGCAAGCCGCAGCCGCCAACGAAATGGCGATGAAGCGCGAGGAACATCAGCAGGAAATGGCGATGGACCGCGAGAAGTTCACGCAGGAAATGGCGCTGAAACGTCAAGAGGCCGAGTTCAACGCCCGACTTCGTGCATCGGAGTCGCAGCAGAAGGCCGGATTGGCCGCACAGGCCGCAAACAAGCCCGCTGAGACGCCCAAGGAAGCGCCGATGCCCAACATCACCATTCTGAACGGCAACAAGCGCCGTCGTGTGAATTTGGAGCGTGACGGCGAAGGTTCAATCATGGGCGCGGTGGTGGAAGATGACGACTAGCTACATGGAACGCTACACCCGCGAAGAAGGCGGAACGTGGTTCGACGTGTACCCCCGTTCAACAGGCAGCACCGACGCTGGCCTAGTGGAGATTGCCACCAACTTCGGGATGCACAGCTTCGTGACCGAAGACGGGCGGATTTGGGATGAAGTGAACGGTTGGAACGCACATGACGGTTGAATCCAGCCCTCCCATTGGCAAGCCGACCGACAAGGTTCTGGATACTACCCAGGTTACACAGACAGACGGCACTGTTGCCGAGCGTGAGGCACCAAAGCGCCGCCGTCCTGATGACGACGCGCTCCTATTCATTCTAGCCAACATCTGAGGCACATGGACGAAGACGAACTTCGCAAGGACCAGCATCGAGGCCAGCAGGCCAAGGCGCTGCTTGAGAACAAGATTCTGAAAGAGGCCTTCGACAAGGTGGAATCGGAATGTCACCGGCTATGGGCCGAGGCAAAGAACGCAGACATTCGGGAGGGCATGTGGCTTCGGTTGCAGTCCCTCGAACACACCCGTTCCGCTATTGAGGGCATCGTCAAGAAGGGCGACCTGTCAGAGCGGAAATTGAAGGAACTTATCACGGGCAAAAAGTCCGTGTTTTGACCGCCAGGCCTCACGGCAGCGGTATTTGCTACTCCCGAGCACGGCACTTGAGTAAGCGTGGGTCAGTCCACGCCAAAGGGCGCACGGTCAAAGCCAAGGGGAGGGGCTGGAACCAGAATGTGGCGTTCCTGATTATGAGTGACAAATGTCAGAAGAAACTGCGGCGACCCCGGAAGCGGGAACCGCGCCTGAAGTCGTGGCACCCAAGCAGGTATCACGAGACGAAGCGCAGAGTGTCAACTTTGCAGCCGAACGGATCGCCGGACTGATCGGAGCAGAAGAGCCAACCGAGACTCCTGGCGACGAACCCGAACCGCCAAGCCCAGAGGCAGCGGAAGAGGGCAGCGAAGGTGAAGAACCCGAGGCCAAGGCCGAAGGTGACGAACCGGAAAAGTCTGAGGATGAATCCAAAGACGCGGAAGCCGACGAGCAGAAGCCGGAACTTCCCTCTACGCTGGATGAAATTGCAGCAGCTTTTGAAATCGAACGCGCGGCGCTCGATGACATCAAGGTTGCCGTCAAGATCAACGGTGAAAACGAGGAAGTCACACTGGCGGAAGCCCTGAACGGTTATTCGCGGACCCAGGACTACACCCGCAAGACAACAGAGCTTTCAGAGCAGTCAAAGGCTTTCGAGCAGGCTGTTACGGAGGCTGAAGCTGAATTGCAGTCACGGGCCACAAGGCTCGCGACCCTTACCCAAACCCTCGAACAGCAGTTGACTGGAAAAGAGCCCAACTGGGCCGAACTCCAGAAGAACCCGCAGGCATATTTGCAGGCTCAACGAGAGTGGCAGCAGAAGACCCAGGCGCTTCAGGGCGCACAGGCCGAACGCAACCGCCTCGTACAGCAGCAGATGGCCCAGCAGCAGGAACAGATGCAACAGCATCTTGCTGAAGAGCACAAGCGGATGGTGACGAATTGGCCGGAACTGTCAGACCCCAAGGGTCAGGCGGCATCGGAAATGCGTACCTATCTCGCAGAGCGTGGTTTCAACGAACAGGAAATTGGCGCATTGGCCGACCATCGCCTTATTGGCGTCCTCAAGGACGCCGTGAACGGCAAGAAGGTCAGTTCGTCAAGCCCTGAAAAGAAGCTGGTCAAGCCTACCCGGACAATCAAGCCGGGTACGCCGAGGAATGGTGAGGACGCGAAAGCCGAAAAGGTCGCGGCTGCTCGTCGCAACCATCGCAGGAATCCGAGAAGCCTTGATGCCGCCGCAGAGCGGATCAACCGGATTTTTGCTCAATAAGGAACCTCGAAAATGGCTATTGAACCCGCAGATACCTTCAGCACGTTTGATGCTGTAGGCAACCGAGAAGACCTCTCCGACGCGATCTATGACATCTCGCCGGTCGAATGTCCCATCATGTCGTCCATCGGACGAAGCAAGGCAACCGCCGTTCTGCACGAGTGGCAGACTGACGCCCTCGCCGCTGCTTCGACCTCCAACGCGGTCAAGGAAGGTGCTGACGCAACCACCGACGCCGTGACGGCCACTGTCCGCCTCTCGAACACCTGCCAGATCATGGACAAGGTGAGTCGTGTGACGGGTACGCAGCAGGTTGTTTCCAAGGCAGGCCGCAAGAACGAGCTGTCTTACCAGGTTGCCAAGAATGGTAAGGAACTCAAGCGCGACATGGAAGCCACGATCTGCGCATTGCAGGCCGAGGCCGCTGGTGACGTTTCGACCGCTCGCACGTTGGGCGCACTGCCCTCGTGGGTCATCACCAACACCGACATCGGCACGGGTGCTGCCGCCAACGGCACGGGTCTGGGTAACACCGCACGTACCGACGGTACACAGCGGGCGTTCACCGAAGCACAGGTCAAGGCAGTTCTGGCTTCTGCCTGGAACTCCGGTGGCGAACCCGACACCATCTATGTCGGATCGTTCAACAAGCAGAAGTTCTCGACCTTCACCGGTAATGCAACCCGTTTCAAAACCGCTGAAGACTCGAAGCTGAACGCTTCCATTGATCTGTACGACAGTGACTTTGGCGAACTCGAAGTGATCCCGAACCGCTTCATGCGGTCGCGTGATTGCTGGATTCTCCAGAACGATATGTGGGCCTTGGCCTACCTGCGTTCGTTCACGACCAACAAGCTGGCGAAGACCGGCGACAGTGAGCGTTCACAGCTTCTCGTGGAATTCACGCTTGAATCCCGCAACGAAGCGGCTTCCGGTATCGTCGCAGATTTGACGACCTCTTGATCGGAGTGATTATGAAGCGTTTTCTTCCCTTGCTGGTCGCCCTGGTGCTTGTTCCTAGCCTCGCGTTTGCGGGCTGGAATATCCGCCAGGACGACACCGGCAAGACGGAATGGGTCAACGGCGACGGGGACACAATCCCCGTTGGCCGTGATCTGACCGTCCTGCTGGAGAATGTCTCCACGGCATCGACCACGTTTATGGTCTCCCCGATTTCGGGCGACCTTGCACAGATTGAAAGTGTCCTGTTCGGTGCGATTGGCACACATGACATTTCTCTGACTGTGAGCGTGGCTTCTGTCGGGACCACGGCATTCACGGACTACGGCACCACGCTGGATATTGCTTACAGCAATTCCGCCGCTGGTGACGTGGACACCCTCACCCTGTCGGGTCAGTCGATTGTGGAGGGCGATGTTATCGCCATTACCACGTCGGGCTACTCGACCAATGACATTGACGCAGTTCTTGTCATTCGCATCGAAGGGCAGTGACGATTTGGGCGGTTGGGTTATCTCAGCCGCCCTCTTCCTTGCTACCTTGGCATGGTGGCCGGGGCTGATTGCAGGGCAACTTCCCAAGTGGATGGTGCTTTATGCCTTCTGCCTCGCGCTCCCGTTCCTGAGATTCCAGTGGGATGCTGTAACGGCGTCCGTGCTGTTGTTTCTGGGTTGGCTTTGCCTGTCGGTTCTCTGGTCTGAGGACCAACGGCAGAGCCTTCACCAGCTTCACAAACTCCTGCCCCTGGCGGCGTGTTTCTTTGCCGGGAGGGTGTACGGGCTGAAACCCGTCATTCGCGTTGCAGGGCTTTGTGTGGCCGGTGTCTTGGCCTTTGAACTGATATTCGGCTGGTTCGGTTCCTTCGGGAATGAGAACTTCGCCACTGAGTATGTTGTGCTTTTGTTGCCCCTTCTGTGGTTGGGATCAAACAGCGAACACAAGTGGGTCAGGATTGCGCATTTAGGGGTGCTGGGTGCGTGTTTGGTGTATCTGATGCACCTACCCAGCCGAATTGAGTTTGTCGCGTTCTACGGGCTGTTTTTGTGGCTTCTGTGGACACAC